GCTCCTTGTGCTGGTGGTCCTTGTGTTGGTGCTCCTTGTGTTGGTGCTCCTTGTGTTGGTGCTCCTTGTGCTGGTGGTCTTGTTTCTGCTCCTTGTGCTGGTGCTCCTTGTGCTGGTGGTCTTGCTTCTGTTTCTGCTCCTTGTGTTGGTGGTGGTGGTCTTGTTTCTGCTTGTGTTGGTGATGGTGGTCTTGCTTCTGCTTGTGTTGGTGGTCTTGCTTCTGCTTGTGTTGGTGGTCTTGCTTCTGTTTGTGTTGCTCCTTGTATTGTTTCTGGTTGTGTTGGTGCTCCTTGTGCTGGTGGTCTTGTTTCTGCTCCTTGTGTTGGTGTTCCTTGTGTTGGTGGTCCTGTTTCTTCTTGTCTTGGTATTATTTCTTCTTGTCTTGGTATTATTTCTTCTTGTCTTGATGGTATTATTGCATTTGGTGGAATTATTGCATTTGGTGGTACTATTATTTCTTCTTGTCTTGGTACTATTATTGCATCGTCTGATTCTTCGTCTGATTCTTCGACTATTAGTTCATCGTCTGATTCTTCATCTGATTCTTCTGGATATTTTAAGTCTAAATCTTTCTTTGTTCGAGCTCTTGTGCGTACTCCAATAGTTAGAGGAGCACTAACTGCTGTTCTCGATTTTAATTCTATTAATATAGGCAAATGGTCTGATGATGGAAATAAGTGCTCTGATTTTGGTATATAATTATTTTTTTCTATAGCTAAACTTGAATTAACTAAAATATAATCTCCAATATAAGGTGGATTAGTGTTTTCCCTCTCTCTACAACATGTCTTCGGTGGTTCAGGCTCACATTTTACTACAATATCTTTTAAAATAGGTATATTTGTATGCTTAAAAGGGTATAAGCCTTGCCAATAATTCATTAAACCTTGATCGTTAAAATCACCAGCAACAATTACATTATAATTAGTCTTGCTCCATCGAGGTTGAATACGCTTTTTTAACTGTTCAGCGTCTTCTTGTTCAGTCCTAGTAATCTCAAAAAATTTATGAAATTTGCTTGCTAATTGACGTTCAAGGTCGTCTTTAGTTACACCAACTGCATTATGTAAATTAATGAATATGTAAAACTCCAAAGTTATTCTATGTTGTAAATAAATAATATGATAAAGGCGACCTCTCATACTATTATGAATAATTGTATAACTAACAACAGCTTTTGCTTCATATTTATCTTTATTGTAAAATGTAACTAAATCAGACGAAGCACCTATTCTATGATGAACATAACCCATAGCCTTTAATTTATTAGATTGGTTATAAATTTCTTTCCATTTTGCTGCTTCTTGTATAGCAATAAAATCATAGTCAATAGGAAGACTATCTATTAATTTGCTAACATTAGTCGAACACACATTTAACTTAGTTTTACGATTAAATTCTGTTTCTGCACATAATGCTCCTAAAATAGGTGCACTACCTTTTGCTTCTCCTTTCATCGCTTGCCAACATATATTCCAAGATAAAACGTTTATGCTATTATTTCCTCCTTCTTGTTTCAACTTGTTTTTATTTTTTAAAGTTTTTTTTAAAGTTCTATTCATATATAAACTTACATAAAGTTTATATTTTAAAATATAAACTTTAACAAAAAATATTTAAATAGTACTTGGTAAAATAGTATAATCAATAATTTTTTATATGTATAGCATATTATTATATGCATTAGCTTATAGTTTGCCTGCCTTACATAAAGTATATAATGGTTGTCTTATTATTCCATTAATAGGAAAACAAAATATAGAATTTGAGAGATTAAAAGAAAATACTTCACGTGTTAGATTATATGGACTAATAAATTGCAACGGATTAGTTTATAATGCTAATACTAAAGACGAAACACCTATGAACTATGAATTAGACCCTTATTTAAAAAATATTATGACTAAATATAGATGTACTATTGATGCACCTTATTATGATGTAAATAATGATACCATTTTATTTGTATTAAAAATAAATATGATTGGATTAACCAAACGTATTAAATTGCATAATACTAAGTAAGAAAATTCGTTATTTGTAAATTAATTATATATACATTTATATAATTAATGTCAACTATACTAGAAGATTATGGAAACGAAACTGTATTAAACTTCATACAAGGTAAGATAAAGAATAATAACAATGTAGAAAAAGATATTTTGGACAAAATAAATTATGTAGAGGATAAACTTAACACAGAGGATATTATTGAAGGCAATATTATAGAGGATCGTTCATCTCAAGGATTTTATTATGAACGGTTATGGGATATATGTATTAAATTTGGTGCTACAGAATTAACTCTTCCAAGTATTAAGGACAAACTACAAACAAGGCATATTATAGGTATAAATCCTAATAAGGATAATATTCCTATTGAAAATAGTAATTGTTGGGATAATAATAAATTAAATAAAGCGCCAGGAGGGTATTTAAGTGAAAAAGTACAAAGCGGTAATAGTGGTGGATATTCAGATATAACCTTTGTAAATCAAAAATATGATATTAATGGCGCTAAAATTGGAGAAGAAGAATTATATTTTATTTCTGTAAAATATTTTAAAGATGAAAAAGAAATAGCTAAATATGATATCGGTAAATTATGTGCTTTAGTAGAAAAACATAAAGCAACAAATAGAACTATAAAAATATTTATTTTTGTTAAAAATAAACAAAATGCAATTAAAAAGTTTGAAGCGCAAAATTCTTCAAGTAATATTTTAATAAAATATATTAATCCCGATGGTAAATATGAACATATTTATGATTTAACTGATTTACAAAACGCATATTTTAAACTAAAGAAAATATTAGAGCAATTTAATTATTTAGAATCCACTAAGTATATTGATTATATTTCAAAATTTGAAAAAGATTATTTGAAAGTATTAAAAGAGGTTTTTATACCAAGATTTCATCAAAAATTATTTGTAGGTAAAATAGATACACTTATTAAAGATGGTAAAAAAAATATATTAGTCGGTGCAATACCTCGCTCTGGCAAATCATTTGTAATGGCAGGAACAATATTAGAATATATAAAAAGTCAAGAACCATTACAACCAAATAAAAAATTTAGATTTTTATTAATGACACCCGCACCTAATGAGACATTTGGAGAATATGAAGCCATTTTTAATAAATATATTGAGTTTAATGGAATAGATGTTGTTACATATAAAGATGAAATTAATATTAAAGAAATATGCAAAAATAATACTAACCATTGCATTATAATCATTTCAAAGCAAAAACTTGGATGGTCTGCCGGAAGTAAAGGCGAAGAATTATTAGCAAAAGAAGACGTACAACAAGATAAAGACGAAGTGGAAGACGAACTAGAAGACGAACTGGAAGATGACGTGGAAGATACAAAAGATATTAAAACAATTGAACAACGTGTAAACAAATTGTTTGGAACAAATCCTAATATAGATGTTATGTTTTTAGATGAAGCTCATTTTGGTATGAGCACAACAAAAGCACAAAATATTGTTAAACTATTAAATAGCACAATTGCTAGCACAGTTAAGATATATGTTACAGCAACATATAATAAGCCACTGCAAGCATATGGTGTAGCTAAGAATTGTATAATTACCTGGAGTTTGAATGATATTCATATAATGAAAACACTTAGCGGAGACACAATAAATAATAATGCCATACGTGAGCAATTTGGTGAAAAAATTTATGAAAATGCATTAGAATATTTTGGAGATAAATCAGGATTAACGCTTATTACTAAATTTCAAAAAGACTATTCTATTTTTCCAAAACCATATTTAATTACATCATTATGGGATAAAGAGTTTTTACGTATTGAAAAATTAAAGATTGGCGATACTGAATTTGATTGGAATATGAATACATTATTTGATACAAATGGAGATAGCACTACTTTCGCAAATGACGAACAAATGAAAGAAATGATGCGTTATTATTTTGGTTATCCAGATAAAAAAAAAACTTATATTGACCAAACTTTTTATAGAAAAAGAGGCATAATACCGCGTATTCAAAATATATGTTTGAATAAATGTAGGACATTACAACAACAACATAATACTAGCCAGTTATGGTTTTTACCCGTAGGAACTAGTAAAATTAAAAATAAAGTTATAGCATTAATTAATTTATTGGCAGCAAATGAGTTTAAAGATATTAAAAACAAATATCATTTTTTTATAGCAATTGATATTGAAGATAAAGCAAAAGCAGGAAAAACTATTGACGGGATTACGTATATGAACAACCCACATAACATCAAAGCAGATATAGAAAAAGTAGAAAAAGATATAAAAGCCGGAAAAGTAAAACAAGACAATTTAATTATTTTAACAGGACAACGACTACAGCTTGGAATATCACTACGTAATGTTGATATTGTTACATTGTGGAATTCTACTTCTAGTAGTGACGCTATTTTTCAAATGCTTTTTAGATCTATGACAGAAGTTGATGGATTAACTTGCGAAGAGAATGAATATTGTCCTACAAAAAGATTTGGATTTATGGTTGATATGAACCCTCAAAGAGCATTACTAAACGTAAATTTATTTGACACAAATATATCCAAAAATAAAGATGTTGATAGCACGCAAAAATATCGTCTAATTACAGATTTAATAAATATTGATGAAGATGTATTATATGATAAATATGGCGATGATGAAAAAAGCAGAAATGAATTTGTAAAAGAATTGTTTAATAAATTATACGCATCATGGAATATAAATGTAGAAAATATTAAAAAAGTTATTACTGCATTTACATTTGATATGATAAAATTAGAAACACTAAAACCTGTATTTCAACAAATAAATATAGGAAAAAATAGAAAAAAAAATGATGAAATAGATATAAAAAAGGACGATGAAATGTTTCCTCATGGTAAAAAGAAGGAAAAAATTGGAGAAATAAAGATAAAAGAGGACGAAAAGACCATTGAAGAGCAAGAAATTAATTTACAAGAAATTGCTGCAGAATTAATTAGCGAATTTATATCGCTGTTGAATATTTTTACACTTTATATGGATAATGGTGCTCAATGTATTTTAACCGATAGTTCCAAATCAAACGCACAAATTACATTAATAAATGATATTGATATTCTAAAAAATGTGGTTTTTAAAAATGAAGAAATTAAAGATAATTTTTTGAAAATATTAAATGGACGATTATCTGGAAATGCAGATGAACCTTATCCAGAAAAAGTAATTGAAGATGTATTGGATGCTATGGATAGTTTAGATGATAAATTAATTATGAATAAAATAATTAATTCACAAAAGAAACACTATTATACAATAAATGAACCCACCGAACTATTAAATTATATTGATAGTCAGTTAAAACCAAAAGATAAAGAAAAAAAAGAAAACGGGGAAGTATTTACACCTTTAACATTAGTAAATGAAATGTTGTCTAAGTTAGATGATGCATATATAAAGGAACATGGAAAAAGTATATTTACAGAAGTTGAATTTAAGTGGTTTGACCCAGCTGTTGGTATTGGAAACTTCCCTATTATACTTTATCAACGCTTAATGAAAGGACTTGTCGAAAGTATAAAAGATGAAGAAGAACGAAGAAAGCATATTTTGGAACAAATGATATATGCATCTGAACTTACACCAAAAAATGTTTTTATTTATAAAAAAATACTTTGTGGGGACAAATACAAGTTAAATATTTATGAAGGCGATACTTTGAAAATGGATATTATGAAAATATGGGGATTACAAGTGAATAGTTTTGATGTTATATTAGGAAATCCGCCATATAATAAAGGAGGCATTCGTTCTCATACTGGAAAGCAATTACTGGAAGGAGAAAAGAGTGAAACTATCTGGACGAAGTTTATTGAAAAATCATTTGAGTGGTTGAAACCAAATGGTTTTTTAGTATTTATTAATCCGTTGAGTTGGTTGAAGAAAAGTCACTCACTACATAGCAAAATGTTAGATAAACATATTATTTGGTTGAAATTGTGGGATAATTCGCAATCAAAAGGAATGATAAATGCAGATATTCCAATTTCGTTGTATGTATTACAAAACACATTCAATGGACAAAACAAAAAGACAGAGATTACATCAATATTAAAACGACGAGGTCTAACAACAACATCAACCGAATACCTCAATCCAAAATATTCTATTCCATTGGCATATCATAGTATATTTAATAAGTTAATAATTTTTATTGAAACGAAAAATATACAATTAGAATACAAAACAAAAACAATAAAATCATCTGGAACAAAGACTAAAATTCCAATTTACTATACATTAGAAGATAATTGGGCAGTTGATACATATACCATCAAGGAAGGGTTAATGGTTAAAAAGGCAATCGAACAACATCCAGACGCAAATAAACGCAAACTTATTATTTCGAACAAAGCAAGTTTTACTGGTGCATTTATCGATGAAGGAAGAATAAGTTTGACTGGAAATCACAAGTTTTATATTTTGGGCAATAATTTAGAACTCGTGAAAAAAATATTGGGTTTTAAAATTATTAATATCATAGGGCATTACACAAAATATGGACAAGACTTTTTAGATAATGAAGCATTTACATATATTCCAGACATTCGTAAATTAGGAATTATAGATATAACAGAAGATGATTTTTACAAGTTAATAGGATTAACATTTGAAGAAATTAACCAAATTAAAAATCCTTTAACTAAAGAATTTTTAGATGAAGAAGTAGATGTAAAAATAGAATTAATGCCATCTACTAGCTTAGATAAAATATATAACCCTTTAACAAGCCGATATATAAAAAATACACCATCAAATCAAAAAAAAATAGAACAATTATCATTAAAAAAAACAGCAGGAAAAGGAGGAAAAAATAAGAAAACAAGAAATAAAAAATCACAAAAACAAAAATACAAGAAATCAAGAAGTAATAAAACCAGAAGTAAGAAAACAAGAAAATTAAAGCATAAAAACTAAGTTAATTTGCACTGCTAGTAACATTATTAATCATATTATAATTATAATAACTATGAACTATTATGTGTGCAATTATTGGCCCAACATACCATAATTCGCCAAAAATGCTATTTAGTTTGCTATCCAAATTAGCATTTAAAAAGGGAATTGTCACTAAGCTTGTTCCAACACCTATTATAAATTGCTGTGTGACCCTCAATTTCCTTTTATAAATATTAAAATAATGTCTAGGAGTATGGATTAGCGTCAAATAGCATTTACTTAGCAATGGCCATTTAAGCCATGCTAAGTGAAATAGCGAGCTCCAAGAATATTTATAAAGTTTGTTTTTTATATTAAAGTCATCGGCTATATGATAAATAGAAAACACGATTAATAGTATTTTTCGTTGAAAGTAGGAGCAATAATATATACATAAACAACTTAAAAAATTACTTGCTAATGTTGCATATGGGCTAACAATTAGGCTAGTTGCTCCGTGGCCAAATGTCGGAATTAATAGCGGGTATTTTATTAACATCATTGGTAATATTATTATTATACATAATTAATAATATTATTATACATAAAAAAATGTTATTGGGCGACAATAGCATTAAAAAAACAACTTAAAGACAAGTCGCAAAACTATAATTTGGCTAAGAATTCGGCATTCTCTGCAATAAACTTAGCAACCAATTCGTCAGGCAATTCTCTAAAATCCACTAATTTTTTATTTAGCTCATATTTTTCATAAGCATTTTCTTTTTTTAGTGCTTCTAAAAACAATTCATTGTTTTCATAATATTTCTCACACGTCTTTGGACCGCATTTTTTAAAAATGGGATTAATATTGTCGGATTTATCACCTAATACAATTTTATAAAACAAATTTTTTTGCGGTTCGCTAAATACTTTGCTGCCTTCTTTCAAATATTTATTTTGAAAATTCACAATTTCAGTATGCTCATCTAAAAGTTGCAAATAATCGTGGTCGTTTGCAATTATGTATATTTGAGCATCCACATATTTATTGCGAATATAGTTTTTAGTAAGAGCAATAATATCATCGGCTTCCAAATTAGGAAACTGGACTACGCTATTTACACCGGCCTCATATAAAAGCTTATTGGCATCTTGATAAATATGCTTGAAAAACGGGCCTCCGCCAAATTCGTCGCCTTTGTCACGTGTGCCTTTGTATTCGGAATATAGTGTATTTCTCCAAATGTCTTTGCGAGGACAATCGCGCGCTGCAATTATTGTTGTCGTTTTTTTATGTATTTTTTGCTTCTTTTTAAACCCTGCTAGCGATTCACTAAATGTTTTCATAAACTTTTCTACAAACTCTTCATTTTCGTATGGGTTATTTAATGGTGTTTCTGGATTTGAGTGCCCCCACCACTGCATAATAGCAAAATATCTGTAAAATATCCAATAACTCGTATCCACTAATATAAATATTTTTGGCTCTTGTGCTTGTGCTTGTGCTTGTGCTTTTGCCTTTGCCATATTATTAATAATTAGTATATAATATTT